AAATTTTCCACTCGCTGCAGGAGGTGGATATGTCTTTAATCATGAACTTGGTTTCGACGATGATGGAAGTGCTATGACCTCTTTTATCGAAACATCACCTATGGATATGGGAGATGGAGAAAAGTTTGCTTTTATAAAAAGAGTTATACCAGATTTAAGTTTTACAGGTTCTGTTACAGGTAGTTCTCCAAACGCTACATTTACAGTTAAAGCAAGAGATTTTCCTGGAGAAGACTTTTCCCAAACAGGTACTGGTACAACAACAAGAACAGCAACAAGTCCAGTTGAACAATTTACAAATAAACTCGATTACAGAATTAGAGGAAGATCTTTTGCAATAAGACTTGATTCTAATGCATTAGGTTGTAAGTTTAAAATGGGAACACCAAGAGTTGATATAAGGGAAGATGGGAGAAGATAATGGCATTAGTTGGCATACCAGCACCAAGATTACCAGAACCTCCAGAACAGATAACAAGAGAATATGTAGAAGATTTAGTTCGTACTTTAGAAATATTTATAACACAAGAAAGAAATCCAGGAGAACTAAGAGCAACGAAAATTACATTAACCGATTTACCAA